TGTTGGCTCATAGGCATTTGTGGGGCGGGGTCTTGCCGGGGCTGCGGGTTGGAGGAGGGCTCTTGTTGAGCCAGCTTTTTTGCCCACCAATCTGCGCTATTCATCTTTTACTCCTAGGACTTTGTCTACGAACTGCATGTACTCCAAGTGGGCGGCAAGGTCTTCTTCGTGAGTAAACTTGTCAATACCAAACTGTTTTCCCAATTCCAAAAAGGCAATCAATTCGGGAAGCAAGGAGTACAGAAACTTTGCTTCCGAGTACCAAACCATGGAAGGGTGCTTATCCGCCATTTTTGTCAATTTGGCAATTGCAAGGTCAAACTTTTCGTCGTAAGTCATGCTTCTCCATGGGGTAATTTGTGTCGGTTTATCGGGTTTTCCAAAACCATCTCCGTTTTTTTGAGGTACTAATAAGCCCCATATCCAAAAGTTGAGACACCGCCCCTACCGTTGTTGTAAACGCTATCTCAGCAAAGACGCGCTCGGTTGCGTTCCACATCTTCTCGGTAAGCTCTTCTTCAACTTCTTCGTCTTCTGTTTCCTCAAGGTGTGCTCTTTGATGTTCCACAAGACCTTCTGCCATTGAATTGGAAAAAAGATACAGAAGAGGAGCAAGGTGCTTTACGCGCTCTGTTCTAATGTTAGATTCTTCAAATTCGCGTTGAGCAACGTCTTCGCTCATGGGATTCCCTGACAACATCTCAATGATGTGTTCGTAGTTTTCTACTTGGGAGTCAAGGATGAACCCCTTAATACGAGAAACAATGCCGTGCAGACTGACGTCTTTTTTAAATTGTCTAGTCATCACTTTGCCTGTCCCCACTTATCAACGACGTAAACTTCTGCCTCAAGTGGAATTGTAATCCCCTTAAGCTGTACGCCCTCCATTGACACGCGGATAGCCTCAACAACCTCTTTAGTACGGTCTTCGGGGCATACTGTGACCAACTCATCGTGAACGGTAAGGAGCACATTGATGTCCGGCTCATCAAGGAAACAGGAATGGGCTCGAACAATTGCCAGCTTCATAATGTCGGCGGCTGAACCTTGAATAACGGTATTGAATGCCTGCCGTTCGGCGCGAGAGACGAACCGCTGTTCTCTGCTTAAGAGGTCTGGGATATACCTTCGGCGACCCAAGATGGTTTCAACATAGGGCATAGGCGTAGTTTGCTTAGCAAGGCGAACTACCTTTGCTTTGTATTTAGCAATGCTAGAAAACTCTTTTTCAAAGTCATTGAGCAGGGTCTTGGCGGCTTGTACCGTACACCCGATACTAGAAGCAATCTTGTCGGGACCCACGCCGTACGAGATAGCAAGAACCAAAACCTTACCCGCCTTGCGGTCTACGCCCATGGTCTCTCCAATGGTGGTGTAGATGTCCCTGCCGGTTCGATAGTTCTCCACCATAAGTGGGTCTTGAGAAAACGCCGCAATTACACGCGGCTCAATCTGCGAGTAGTCAGCCACAACCAACTTGTAGCCCGGTGGGGCAATAAAGAGGTTTCGGATAAGCTTTCCGTATTCTCCTGACGATGGGATGTTCTGGAGGTTGGGCTCAGTAGATGAGAACCGACCCGTCTCTGCGCCATGGGCTTTGAAGTTTGTGTGGACCCGACCATTGATAAGGAGGCTCTTCTTCTCGGTAATCTTTTCCTTGCCGTTGGTGACGTGCTTCACCGCACCGCCCTTATACGGAGTTACGTATGTGGTCATCAGTTTGTTGAGGTCTTGATAGGCGAGCAGAGCGTCCACGAGCTCGTCCTTGCCCCGATAAAACTCCAAGGCTTCTGCGCCAACTGAGAAGTGGGAGGGCGTAAGTTCTTCGCGATTTCGCTGGGCGTCTTTCCCTTTGGGTGTAAGCGCGATAGTTATTTTTGGGTTAGGAACAATGCGGGGCTTCTTCCCGTCTTGCCCAACAAAAAGTAGTTGCTGTTTGGTTGGGACCGAGTTGATAGAAAACGCTTTTCCAGCAATCTTGTAGGCTGCCGCTTCTGCCATCATTTTGTCGTGACCAATTTGCTCTGCCAAGACGTCCAGCTGAGCCTCGTCTATTGGTGCTCCTGCTAATTCCATGTCGCAAATTGCGGCAAGAACGTCCATCTCGAGCCGCCAAACACGGCGTAGGTTGCCTTCCAACTTTGGGGCAAGGGTCTTGTACAGTTTCCACGTCACGTCTGAGTCAATCCCGGAGTAGGTGGCTACATCCATAAACGCGTGCTCGGCTACGTTATTTCCAATGCCCTTTTCTACGTCAATGCCTAGTTCTCGTTTGGCGCAGGCGGCAAGGTTCAAGTTGTTCTTATTTAAGTTGTTGGTGATGAATGATGCCATCATTGTGTCAAAGTAGGGCTTGCTAGGAATCGTTCCGCCAAGGTACTTGGCAACAGATTTCAAGTCAAACTTAAGGTTATGCCCGACCTTCAGTTTGTCGGAGAACATGATGGGGCGAATAGCCCGAAAGACTTCCGCAGGGCTCAACTGTGCTGGGGGGTCACCAAATACTGGGTTCCACTTACGTTGGTCTTTTGAGTAACTGGTATCCAAAAGGGGCTTACCCTCGGTCAGACGACGTTGTCCAGCCAAGAGTAAGGGCTTGTCCCAATGGGCAAAGTCACCGTTGGGGTGACCCATTGGGATAACGTCTACTCGACTATCGGTAGCAAAAGAAATCCAGCACACATCATTGATGACGGGGTAAAGCCGGTCTTCGCCGATGGTCTCGACGTCAAAGGCAAATGCCTCGACGGAGTCATACGCGGCTACAAACTCGGCAAGCTGTTCCTGTGTAGTGATGATGTTCATGTTTCCCTCAAAACACTAGATGGGGGCTAGGACGACCAACCATAATCGTCCTAGCCCCATGGGGGGTGGAGTGGGTTACGCCGAAATGAGCGTACGGGCTACTGAGTGCAGTTCTTCACGGGGGGTGATGTAGACCGACTCAGGTCCGTACAGGACAGCGGAGGCTGCCATTTCGTCGACCTTTACGGGGTCGATGTCCCACTCCTCGGCAAGGTCGGTGGCACGGACACGTTCGAGGGAATACGTGGTCTGTGGTCCGGAACCCTGCCGAGAAATTGCCCAGTAGTGCTTGGTCAACGGACCACGCTTCTCATCGTCGTTCGCAGCGCGGAGCTGGCGAGCAAACGTGGGAGGCGCAGTCAGAATCTGCACAGTGGGCGCCTCGTCCGTAAGGACAAGGACGTTGAAAGCAAACTTACTACGGGGGCTATCCCCGAGCTGAACACACAAGGGGCAGTCGTCTCCAATGCAGACAAAAGACTTCTTTCCCTCGCGCTCAATCCAGTGCTGCTGGTAAACCGAAAACGGTTCGTTCTCAAGGAACTTAACCAACTGCATCTGCTCAACGAAGCGGAAATCATTGGGGTAGTCGCCCGAAGCCTTCGGCTTCAAAAGAGCGTCTGCGGCACCCCAACCCGCCTGAACGGAGGTGCCGTGCTTGGGCGTTGCTTCGGGAGCATCCGCCACAAGGTCGTTTGTGTCGAGGGCATAGTCCTCGGCATTTACTGCTGGTGTTTGCATGTGTATCTTTCGGTAGTGAGGCTTTCGCACTCTATTGGATGTGAGGTCTTACGACTCTCGGTTCATAGCTTCTCGCCATCTACGCACTAGCGTATCAGTCAAGTCACTAAGTTGGTTCCACTCGACACGCGAAGAACCAAGCAGCCCCCGCTTACCAAACTCTTCAATAGTAATTTCAATGAGGTCACGCGTGTAAACGCGGTTTCCATTCACTTTTTTACCATTGATGGTTTTGGAGCGCAGACGGTAAGGGGCAATAGGAATGTAACCCTTTTTTTCCCAAAGGCGAATGGTGACTACCTTCTTTTCCAAAGCATCTGCAATGGCGCTGATGGTAAACACTTCTACCTCTTTTCCCTGAAGCGTCTTTAAGATGGGGTTTGCGTCCCACCCGTTAGACTCTCCAAGAATTCTAGAGCGGCGTTTTTCGGAAGCGTCGGTCGTATCACGGCGTTGTTTCTTTGAACCGGGGACCTTGTCGAGACCCTCAAAAGCTCTGAGGATATCTTCGTCACTGCGCAATCCGGGCACGTTACTTCTTTCGGACGTTCAATGCCCAAGTTACTTTTACGGGAAACATTAGTTCAAGTTCTTCCTCAGTAATCTTGTCTTGATAAACCATTGCCATAAGGGCGTCTTCGTCAATGACGCGCACTGTTTTGTACGCCTCATCCTCGAGACCCTTTTCGGCGATAATGGCGTCAGCAGCTTGCTCGTCCAACTTGCGTGAGTTTCGGCGGGACTTTTCTACGCGAGAAACCCCGTCAATTGGAGAGTCAAAATCTACCAAAAAATTGCCGTCTGAGTCCTCGAACCCAGCCTGCTCAATGTGAGCAAAAATCTTCTTACGAAGCTCTTCGCGGCGAGAGTCCATGAAATCAAGCGTTGATTTTACTTTGACGTACTCACGTACTTGCGACTCAAAACTGTCTGGGTCCTCGAACCGGGCTACTTCTTCCGGAATTAAGTTTGCCATTTTCCCTCCTAGATGGTTGACGTAAGAAACGTTAGCAGACTGCCGACCGTCAGGTCAACCCCGCCACGCTCGTTAATGC